GCCGCCACAGTGGCGGAGCTGCCGCCGCCGGCGCCCTCGCCCTCGATCACGCAGTACCGGCAGCCGTAGGGCCTGGTCCACGTCCCCGAGGCGAGGAACTCGTCCTCGACCGGCTTGATCGCCCGATGGAAGCTCTGGTAGCCGCTGCCCGTCTTACGCACCCCGACCACGTCGCCGTCGCGGAAAAGCGCCAGCCGGTCGTCGTTGTCGATCGAATAGGCGAACCCGTTGGTCGCGATCTGGAGGCGGTCCGACGACGTCCCACCCCGCTTCAGCCAGACCGTGAACCCGTCGGGGACGTCCCCCGGATCGGGCAGGCGCAGGTTACGCGTGTTGCCGTCGTCGACCGAACCGACAAACAGGGTGCCGTGCTCCGTAGGGGCGACGACCCGGTTCGTGTTCTCGAAGAACACGACCTGCGAATGCGCTATCAGCGCCTGCAGGAACGTCACGCCGGCATCGCCGAGATCCTTGCCGAGCGCATCGAGCCACACGACCAGATTGCCGGGCGTCGTCGAGACGGGCCCGGAGGCGCCGGTGCCCCGGTCGCCGGACCGGGCCTCGAGGACGCTGATCTGTTCGCCATCGCCGAATGCGGCCGCGCCGGCGTGCCCGGTGATGTCGATCTTCACGTAGCCCGTCGCGTCGGTGACCCCGAGCACCTTGAGGATGGCCGGCGCCAGATCCGACCGGCTGGTCAGCGCCAGCGTGCCCTTGACCGTGGAGTCCGAGGCCGCCAGCGCCAGCAGCCAGGCCTCCATCGGATCGCCGGTCGTCGAGGTCTTGGAAACGAACAGTTTGGTCGCCGCCGACAAGTCCGCGTTGTCCGCCCAGATCCGGCCCGCGCCTTTGTCGCTGTCGGTCGTCGCCGGGTCCCAAATGTAGGGCACCCCGCTGAGCGGCCCGGTCGGCCCGGCAATGCCCTGCGGCCCGCGCAGCGACACCGGGCCCGGCCACACGCCACTTGCCTTCGGCCCGTAGAAGTGCGTCCCCGTCTCGTCGACGCGCACCCACACGTCGCCGTCGTTGCCGTCCTCGCCGCCCGGCGCGGCGTCCCCCACCAGTACGCTGGTGCCCGGCTCGCCCTTTGCACCCTTGCGCGGGATCATCGCGTTGTAGTCTGGCATCGTCCTGCTACCTCGTTATGCCGAGCGCCACGGTCGCTGCGCGCCGCATCGTCGCCCGCTCGATCCCGTCGATCGTCACCACCAGGTCGATCTCGTAGTCGCCCGGCGGAACCGCGCCGAGGACCGCCGGCGGCACGTTGAAGGCGATCTCGCCGTTGACGGCGTCGGTGATCAGCAGCCGGCCGTTCGCCGTCGACAGTTCGAGCGCGACATGCGGCGACTCCGGCGTCGGCCGCAGATGCGCCCGCAGGCTCGCCCCGGTCAGGTCGACGGCTTCGTCCGGGTCCTGGTCGTCTTCCGCCGGCTGGGTCAGCACCAGCGTCCAGTCCCACGTGTCGTTGCTGTAGAGCGTGACGGGATCGGGCAGGTCGATCAGCGTGGCCATGGCTTACATGTCCGCGCCGTACTGCACGCGGGTCGTATGCGCCGCAGCAGTGCGCTGCCAGAACACCCGCACCTTGTAGCGGCTGCGCGCATAGACGCCTGCGTTGATCTCGATGCCGTTGACGCCGTACTGCGGATCGCCCTCGTCGTCGGAGTGGCTCGACGTGCCGTCGATGATCGAGATCAGCCGGGCCCTCGGCCGCCTCGCCCAGTCCAGCGTGACGTCGGTCCCCTGCGTGATGTTGGCGACGCCGCCGGGGTTCGGCTCGTAGGTCGCCTCGGTGATCTGCTCCTCGCCCTCCTGGCTCAGCGCATGGGCGTTGCGGAGCCGGGTGATGGTCGCCACGTTCGACCCGTTGGTCACCACCTTGGCGATCAGCATGTCGTCGAAGGTGGAATCGAAGGCCGGGTCTGTCTCCGCCAGCGCCGAGGGATTGTAGCCGGCGTCCTCGAGGTCCTTCAGCGCGAACCCGCCGGCAAGCGACAGCCGCAGGTGATAGGTCTTGTCGGCCGCATGGGCCAGCGTGCGCTGCGCCAGCGACCAGTCGAAGGTCGATACCTTCACCAGCCCGCGGAAGACCACCTCCTCGTCCGCCGAAACGATCACCTCGCCGGTCCCCGCCGAGACCGTCATCTTGTTGTCGGCCGTCTTGATCTCCGGGAAGAGCGGGACGTTCTCGGCAAGCGCCTGCACGTCGACCATCGCCGCCTGGATTGCCTTCAGCAGCATGTCGTCGTCGGTCGGGTCCTCGACGACTTCCATGCCGCGGATCGCGCGGCGGAGCTGCGCGACGAACATGTTGAAGTCCTGCGCCGAGAGCAGCGTCCCGTCATTGGCCTCCGGCGAGGTGCAGGGCGCGTACCAGCGATCGTCGTCGGGATTGGCCGCCACGTGCTCGGGCCGCGAAACCGAGGCGTTCGGATCTTTCGGGTTGAAGATTCCAGTCATGGGCGGTGCCTCTCAGAGGACGTTGTAGGTGATGTCGAGATGGGCGGGCACGATGCGCTCGAGCACGCATCGCAGCGGTTCGGGATCGGGTTCGCACAGCCGCACGCAATCGGCGCGGGCGCAGTCGGCGACCGGCCAGACGGCGCCGGTCCAGGCCGGGCTCTCGTCGCGCTTGACGAGGATGTCGAGTACCGCCGGCGTCGGCTCGACCAGCCGCGCGCAATCGGCCGTCGCGCAATCCGCCCGCGGGCCGTCGGCGCGCAGGTTGCGGCACTCGATCTCCCAGCCCGACCGCGCCGCGACCTCCGCGAAATAGTCGCACCGCGTCCCGCCGATCGCCGCCACCTTGTCGCAGACGTCGGTCCACAGCCCGCACGCATCGGGAATTCCGTAGTCCGCCTCCCACGCGTCCCGCGTCTCCGACATCGTCCCGCAGGAGAACTCCGCCAGCGCATCGCAGATCCGCTGGTTGAGGTACTCCAGCACCGAGGCGAATGCCGACCAGTAGCGCGCCAGCACGGAGTCGGAGTCCGGCGCAAGGTCCTGCTCGCTCTGCCATGCGCGCCCGCGCGGCAGCAGCGCCAGCAACTGCGCGTGGATCTCCGACTTGGTCGGGCACTTGTCCTCGCGGTCGAAGGGGCCGCAAACCGTCATTGCCGCCTCCTCTACTCGAAGATGACCGAGCCGAGCACGGCGACATGGCCGACCGGCAGCGCGACGTCGGATGCCGGCGCAACGATCCGGTGCCGGCGCTCGCCCGAAGCGTTGGCCGCCGCCTGCCAGATCCACGACCCGGAGATCCGGAACGTCTCGCCGTAGGGGCCCGGCAGGCTCGGCCGGGCTTCGCGCCGGAACATGGCCGCGATCTCCGCGACGACCGCGTCGCGCACCTCGGCGCCGGCAGGCTCGAGCCCGCTGATCCGCACATCGACGACATGCGGCTTCGGCGCGATCACCGTGTAGATCCCGCCGGCCGGCGCCAGCGCGTCAAGGTGGTCGCTGACCCGCGTCACGTCGGCGGTCTGCGGGATGCCGTTCGGATAGGCATCGTCCATCAGGAAATAGACCGCCACCGTGCCCGGTCCGAAGGCGGCGCGCACCGCCCACACCCGGGTCACCCCGTTGATTTCGCGGGCCCACATCACGTAGTCGGCCGGCGCGCCACCGTGCGGTGGGTTCTGCAGCCGGAACAGCAGCCGCTCGCGGTAGAGCGCATCCTCCTCCTCGTCGGCGCCGCCGCCGATTCCAGTCGGCGTCCCGGCCGCCGGCTCGACCCCGGGCGTTTCCGCCTGGAGGGCGAGCGGCGCATTGGCGATCGTGTTGCTGGCCCGGCCGGGCTCGACCGCCCGGACCGCGACGTCGACGGACCCCGAGGGCGGGATGGACTTGCCGGCCAGCACCCGGAACTGCCGGCCGGCCGTGTTCGCCATGAACGCCCCCGACGCGATCGCCGCGCCCGCGGTGCCCGATACCCGGGCCGTCCCCTCGGCATAGCTTGCCGGCAGCCGCGCCAGCCCATAGTCGGCGCCGTGCCGGTCGAGGAACCGCCCTTCCGCTGTCGTGACAAACGCCTGGTCGAGCACCCAGCGCAGCCGCAGGAAGATCTCGAAGGCGGCCGCCGCGATAACCTTGGCCGACGCATAGACGTTGTTCGGCCAGATCCACGCATCCGACCCCGGAAGCTCGGCCCGGAATGCCCCGCGCGTCCGCTCGGCCAGTTCCTGCAATGTCGGGATCTGAAACGACATCCGGCAGTCCTCGGTTCAAGTGTCGGCGCCGCAGGAGGCGCGGGATGATCGCAGCGAGCGACCGGGAACGAATGACGGACACCAGCAATCCCGGCGGCAGTCAGCCGCCGGCCGTCTGACGCCACAGGAGGCCGAACCGTTGGTCGTAGGCGGTCGCCCCGTCATGACTGAAAAGCCGCACGATCAGTTCGAGCCGCCCGGTTTCGGGGCGGGCCGTCGCCTCCGCCTCCGCCCGGGCGACCGCGCCCTGTGCGATCAGCGGCTCGAGCGCGGCCAGTGCCATCGCCTCGGCCTGGCGTGCCGTGCCCTGGTCGAGTGTGCCGCGCTCCAGCGTCCACAGCAGCGAGCCCATCTCGCCCTCGCCGAGATCCGTGCGCACGTCGTAGGTGTCCCCGTGCCAGCCGCGGCGATCGAGACCCGAGGACGCGCCGACGCCGTTGCGCGGTTCGTCGGTATGCGGCAGGTCGTCGGGCAGCCGGCGGTCGGTGAACAGGCACAGGATCACGGCCGTGTGCAACGCCGCTTTCGCCTGCAATCCGCCCCGGTTCTGTGGCTCGCCCTCACCGGCGAGCGACCAGTCGGCGACGCCGAGATCGGGCCGCCAGACCGAGTCCCACAGCAGAAACGGTTCCGCGTCGCAGCCCTCGGCCGCGCGGATGGCGATCTCTACGTTCATCGGATACCTGCAAGAGGCGTGGACGGCCGCCGGCCGGACAGGGACGATTAGAAGACTTCAATCCTGGGGGTTCGGGTCGGGGCCGACGATCGCGGCGTGCGAGGTGATGATCGTGCCGCTCTCGATATCGAGCGTGAAATGCATAACCGTGTCGCCGCCGTCCTCCGGGTCCTCGTTTGCCTTGACCTTGAGCTGCACGTACCGGTTCGACCGCATCACGACCCGCAGCCGCCCCTGCGCCGCCCGAACCACGTCCTGCCCGGAGTGGATGCGGATGCCGTCCCGCTTCACGAACACGACCTGCCCCTGGTCGTCGTAGAGAATGGCCTCGCCCTGGGCGAGCCCGCGCGGCCGGTGGTCCTTATGCTCGAGCCCGAGGATCACGGCCCGGTCGCGGCGGCCGCCGCCGGACAGCACGAGCCCCTCCGATCCCGCCGGGGCATGGCTGGAGAACCCGTGCGGGCTCGCCCGCAGCGTCCGGCGGAACTCTTCCTCTGCAAGTCCGAGCGCGCGCACGAGCTGCTGCGTTCCGCTATCGTCGGTCTCGCGTACCTCGACCCGGTCGAGCATGGTGCGGATCGGGTCCCGATCAGGCCAGCTCACGGCGCCCTCCTCCCGGCGCTTTCCTCATGGCGCTTTCCTCACTCCGGCATCTCCGACCACACCGGGTCCGACTTCGACTGCTGCGGGGCCTCGCCCCGGTAGGCACGCGGATCGACCAGGGCGAGCAGCGACACCGACCCTTCATCGCTCGACTGCCGCAGCCGCACGGTCTCGATCAGCATGTCGCCGTGGATGCGCAGCCATGGGCAGTCGACGAAGACCAGACTGTTCGGCTCCCACAGCGCGCCCGTATCGTCCCGGAACGACTGCGCCGTCACGGTCGCCCGCGTCGACAGTCCCGCCAGCCGTTGCGCCTCGATCTTCGCCCGCTCGCCCGCCCGCGACTCGTCGGTGCCCGTCTCGGCGATGATGATCCGTTTGCGGTAGCGCCGGACCGCCGGGTCCTGCGCCTCCTCCTCGATCCGCAGCGCGCCCGCGCCGTGGCCGGTCCGCGCCTGGCCCTTCACCTTGTAGTCGGAGAACCGCTTTTCGTGGCTGACATGCCCGTTGGCGGCGAGGATGTTGCGGCCGAGCACCAGACTGCCCGGCTGACGCCCGGCCTTCTCCGCATTGGTCAGTTCGATCGACCCGTCCGCCTTGCCCATCAGGCAGATGCCCTGTTGCCGGCAGGCCCGCTCGGCGGCCCGAAACGCGGTCTCCCCCTGGAAGATCTGGTAGTAGGGGATCTCGTCGCCGGGCACCTTGGCGCCGATCCCGACCCCGTAGCGGTCCAGTTCGCGGGCGATCTCCTCCGGTGTCTTGTTCTCGAACAGCCCGCCGGGCACCTCAGCCGAGGAATCGATGTAGTCGGCCGCCTTCGACCGGCCGGTCACCGTCACCTCGTGATGTTCCGCGTCGTAGCTCGGCGCGTAGTCGTCGACATGCCCGGTCGCCAGCAGGTCGTTGTTTGCGTAGATCTCGACCAGCGTGCCAGGCCGGAACGTCCACAGCTTGTCGGGAGGCGGCCCCTCCTCGCTCACCTTGAGCGTGAACGACCGCGCCGCCCGGTTGAGCCCGAACACGACCTCGGACTCCGTCCAGCCGTCGAACACCATGCCGTCCGCCACCACGGTGACGAACTCCCGGGTCTCGCTCATCGCGCCAGCGCCTCGATCGTCTGCGGCATGAAGCTGGGATGCGACGCGCCATTGCGCGCCACCAGCGCCTCCGCCCGCCCGGCATCCGCGTAGAGCCGGTGTGCCCACCAGACCGCCGGCATCGACCGCGGCGCCGAGACTTCGATCACCGGGGCGAGATCCGCGATCGTCCGGCTCACATACTCGATCGCCGCGTCTCGCGTTCGCGCCAGCGCGGCGATCTCGTCGGGCCGCTCCGTCGCCCCCAGCACCACCGAGAACAGCACGGCCAGATCGGCCCGCGCCTGGATCGCCTCCCGGCGCGTCTCGAACGTCTGCTCGGCGACGACAACGGCGAAGCCCGCCGCGATGGTCGCTGCGCCGATCCGCCGCACGAGTTGTGCCTCCCGCGCCGCCAGCGCGGTCGTGCCCGTGGCGGAGCCCGTCGCTGGGCCCGTCGCGGCGTCGTCCAGCGGCAGCGCGTTCGCCGCCCGCCTGAGCGCCCCGGCCGCATCTTTCGGCTCCGCAGCCGCCCGGAACGCCGTGACGGCCGCGCCGATCGCCGCCGGGATCGAGGCAACCTCGACATCCGCGCCGATCGGCACCGCCTCGCCGCGCGCCAGCGGTACCGCCGCCGCGTAGAGATCGACCAGCACCTGCGCGATCGTCGCCGCCTGCGCGGCCGCCAGCGGCACGGTGCCGCGTTCGGCTTCGATCGCGACCGCCACGGCAGTGATCGCATCCGCCACCGCGTCGCGGACATGGTCCGGCAGACCGTTGCCATAGTCGGCCGCCGCCGTCGCGAAACCCGCCTCGAGCACGGTCGCCAGCGCACTGGCTGCCTGCCCCACCAGCCCGGAGAAATACGGCAGCGGCCACGGCGCGGGGCCGAAGCCCGGGTCCTCGACAAACTCCAGGTCGACGGCGATGTAACCGTGCCGGTCCTTGCGGCGCTCCGTCTGGACCTTCAGGCAGATCGCCTGGCGCTGCCCTTCGAGCGGCAGCACCAGCGTGCCGCCGCCCTGCCGGGTGCAGGCCTCGACCAGCACCGACAGCTCCGTGTCGATCGAGTCCGACGCCAGATAGCCGGTGACCCGGTAGTACCGGGCACGCTGCCCGAGCTCCTCCGGATACCACCGGTCCCGGTTCGGATACTCGTGGACCTGGACCCGCTTGCCGTACTCCCCGGAATCCCGTTCGACGTAAAACGGCACGCCCCGATAGGACGCGGGCCAGAGCGTCGAAAGCCAGTCTCGGCAGGTCGTCATGTCGCGTCCATTCCCTACGGCACGGCGTCCTGCATCCCGACCCCGACGTCGGCCGCGATATCACCCTGCGAGCGGGCCGACAGCCCGGTTACCCGGCCCGGCCCCTGTACCTGCACCTTCACGTTGACGTCGGCCCGCCCCTTCAGCTCGGCCGTCA